TTAGCGTTGCGACGAGTAGATTATACTACGCTACGAGAAAAATTCTCAGTAAACGATCGCCCATTGCACTATTTGGATTGGGATTTCCTTGCACACAACGTATGGATGCGTAAGCCAACCTTTAAGGTTGCCCTTACTCGTGAGAGGAAGGAAGGAGATAAAGTAATAAAATCGGAGTGGGTTCGAGAGGAGGATTTAGGTGAACTGGAAGCAGTAGATGTACGAGTTACTGAAGGAATCTCATCTCTACAGAGAATGGTCTTAGAAAAGTATAGTACAGTGCATCAGACAACAGGATTGACGAATGGACATCAGCATGTACTTGCAGCAATGAGTGGTTTATATCCAGGTAAGTATGTTACAGGAGTAGCAGAAATAAGTCGTCCGACACAGAAGCCTCCACCAGCTTTTGATGAATTGAGACCTCTAATAGGCCCAGCGATGGACCTTCTATATCACAAGATGAAAATACACGAATTTGGGAAGGAGCATAGTAGGCTATCTTTTGATTCCATGGAAGGCATGTACTTAGGTGCTAGTAGCGGGATTAATTTTGGAGAGTCTTTTGTGCTAACGCCGGATGATCTGGAAGAGGCAATATTTGTTCGTCCGGTAGGGAAGAAGGTAGAAATATTTGAATCGGACGTAGAAGCAATATTGAATTTTTTACGTACAGGTGAAAAACCTCCAGTGTATTGGAACATTACACCAAAAAATGAAAATTTTTTTGATTGGTCGAAACAATGTAGCGATGAGGAATGGATAAAATGGAAAAATAAGGTTCGCTTATTTATTATTCCATCTAGTATCTATATTCTTGGGGAACGAATGGTATCAAAGGTCCGGCAATTAAAAGAACATGGTTGGGTTATCGCAGTTGGTCACTCTCATAGTCGAGGTGGGGGAGATGTACTAGCAAAAATGTTGGGTATAGATTTGAAGAACTGTATGAAGCCTGTTATCGAAGAAGGAGATGCGAAGAAATTTGATCAGTCCGTTTTGGAGTTTTTTACGAATTTGTACTTCTCTACAATGTTAGTACATGAAGATCCATTGTCGCGCGATTATGAAATGAAGAAAAAGATAATTGAGTGGTTAGCTGAGAATATGGCCGCTCGTTTGACTCGTCTTTTTGCAAATTATTGGGCGTTCGTAAGAGGCCAGGTTCCATCTGGATGTTGGAATACTAGTCATATGGATTCATGGATCATGGCCATGTATTTCTGTCTTTTCGGATTATGGCAAATACAAAATGCCCCAGAAGAGCTTCAAGAGGAATTGGAGGAAGCCCTTTTCAATATCATTATGATTATAGTCTATGGGGACGATCATGCATGGAATAAAGGAGAAGGAGTTTCTGCACAGTATTTCTCAGCGGATGAGTTTGCACGATTTTGCAAGAAGTATTTTGATGTTGATGTCCGTGATTTAGTCACGGGCGCGACGTTTCTTAGTGATACTTTCGATGGTTTTCTAGTTCGAAAGGGTCTTACTTTTCTTCGCCACCAGTTTATCATGAATCCAGAAAAAGGACAAGGTCAGTGTAATTTTATTCCCTTCCGAGAATGGAGGGAATTTTTAATTCGAGCAGTGTGGGGGAGAGAAACTTCCTCACGAGATTGTCTTTCGGTGATGATGTCTTGCATAGGTCATGCTTATGGAACTTATGCGAGTAATTATCCAGCCTATCGTCGATTATTTCTTTTGTTTGAGTCCTTAGTTCAAATATCAGGGGTAAGTCCACATATTTCTTTGAAAGAAGCAATAGGCCGTCAGACACACGATGATCTTAAAAAACTTAGACAAATTGGAATATCTCCAGAGGAAGTATTGCGAGGATTTCCTTCTTGGAAGACATTGATCGCGAAGAATGTAATGGATTGGAATTACCATGAGACCGTTCATGACAATATTGACCATGATTATTATGGGACAGAAATGGTATTGTAAGCAGTGAGCCTTAGGCTAAAAA